GTATTTCCTTGTTGTGTTACAAATGATAAGGAATAGTATTGTTTTCTTCTCAACTCACAATACTATTTATAAGGATGGATTAATCAGTGATATTAAATTTTAGTATAAAAAGGGAGACACCATTTCTGATGCCTCCCACTTCTTTCTAATTAGTAGTCTTTTTATGTGGTGTTACGACTCAGAGAGACTTACTGCACAAAGGACTTTACTACTATACCTTATTCATTCGCCAACTTTTCAAAGTATGACATTGCGTCATCATCATCGTCATCCACTGATGCCATAGCAGGAGCAGGTTCAGACTTAAAGGTTGGTGTGAATGGTACTTCATCTTCTTCTGCCATTGCAGCAGCAGTTTTTGTTGCAACAACAGTTCCAGATAGAACTGCATCCAAACGAGTTTTCAATTCATCATATGATTTGAAACTGTTGGGTGCATTGAACTCTGCAAGAGAGTGTTCTGCATTATAAATTGCTTCAAGTTCCTCATCTGTTGATTTCAACTGAGAAATGCTCTCAAAGCCAGACTTATCATAGTTCCAGTAACCGTCTACTTTACGAATCTTCAACATGAAGTTTGCACCTTCCCACAAATCAAATGGGTTGATTGGTTTTTCATCTGGAAACTCTGGTTGCATTGCTTCCATGAGTTTGTCAAAGATTTTCTTACCAAACTTATACAACATCACCTTACCGTTGTTTTCTGGATTCATTCGATCCTCAACAACATAGATGTTTGCATAGTATGAGAGTTTACGCTTTTGTTTACGAGCGATTTCTTTATCACTCTCCACACCAGAGTTCCACAGTTGAGTATTGTACTCACTCACTGGGTCTTTCTGATTAAGTGTGGTAAGAGAGTTCTCAATATACCACTGTCCAGTTGGGCCTTGGAATGCATGATTCCAAACTCGTACCCAAGGCATCTCCTCACCCTTTGGTGCTGGTAGGAATCGGATTACTGCGTAACCGTTGCCTGCCTTGTCAACATTGGGTTTCCAGAGCCGTTCGTCAACGTATGACTTCTTTTCGGTTGTAGGGGAATCGTCCTTTTGGACTTGTTGAAGTAGTTTATCCAGAGAGTTCTGGTTTCTTAGTGCTGAAATAGACATATGTTTCTCCTTATGTGTATATGTTCCGTATGTTTAAGTATTTCACATTATTCATTATATAATAGTATATATAATACTACATCATCCAACCAAAGTCAAGAGATAAATCTAAATTTTCTATCTCAATGTACTGTAAGTTTTCGATGCTTTCCCACTCTTCAACGAACTGACAAGTATTATCAGTTCCAAGTGGAGCAGGGTTCACTTTCCAAAACCTGACTTCAGGATATGCCAGAAAGTTCTGTTTATGTTGTTCTATCCAATTTACAGATGGGGTGACAGCTGCACTATCTGATAGATAATTATCTGTTCCCTTATATAAATTATTGATAGTACCTGTCTTACTACCCAAATCAAAACCAATTAGAAATACATCTAAGGGGTCGTGATTTTCAATAGCAAGTCTTACTGCGATTGGGCCTGCACTCCAACCACCGTATTCTTCTGATATGATATGAACCTCATCATTTTCTTCAACCCATGTAATCCATCTATGATGTTTTGACAACAATTCATCAATAGTATTTTTGTCAGAACCAAGCTTTACATGATATTCAAAAAGTTGTTTCATCTGATTTGGATCAGTACCATTTAGAACGAATTCTTTTCTGCCTCTTTTATCATTAGTGATAGTAAAACCCTCTTCATCCCACATTGTTCCTTGTACTATCATCTCGTACATATCGTCAGGCAGTTTACTCCATGAACGAAAATAACATTTGTTTTTTAATGCATATCCAGATTCATAAACCTCATGCATCATTCCACCATCAACACAAATTAGTGCATCTGGTGTGAAATCACGATAAAGAGCATTACAGCCATAGACTACACCTTTTGTTTTAAGATCGTCTAAGTCTACACTCTTTCGTGATTCACCATTACCAAGTACAAAAACAGCACTCATTACTTATATGTAACCTTCAAGTTTTTATATGCCTGATTCCATTCTTCTGGTGTTGCATCATCAATACTATTGCGAACAGTTTCATCAAAACTATGTTCAGGCACAATATCTACATTACCATCAAAGTTATAACCATTCGCCTTGAGGAAGTTTTCAAATGCATCTAACATCTCATCCAAATTAGAATTATCTCTAACTTGGAACTCAATCCTTTTAGTATGATATGGATCAGTGATACCATATGGGCAAGGGCGATCTTCATCTTCAAAAATAAATTTATACATTACAATTTCTCCATTAGTGGGAAGATTTTAGCAATCTCAATCGCACACTTCTGTGCAACTTCCATATGCTCTTTTTGTGTTCCATTAGAGGAACGCAACTCAATATAATGAATCCATGAACGTAGTGTTCCATTCATATACAGTCGTGTCTTTGTCAAACCTTCTGGTAGGACTGCACGAGCCTGTTCTTTTGCGATACCATTATCAATCGCCCATTGGTATGCTTTACGAGATGTTTCGATAACACCTTGTTGTCTACGATTCCATTCTGTAATCAAATCTTGGTGTGTTTGATTTTCAACTAGGGATGGATCGTTCTCAATCTCAATAGAGTTTTGACGATTCTCATGGTCTTGTAAACGGCATTCTCTTTTGGTAAACGCCTCACCCATTGCAGATGGTTCTGCATACCGTTGTGAAAACTCTTGAAAACTAAAACTACGGTGTCGCACAATTTGATGTGCAATATCTCTTGTAGTCTCAATCTCTATGCAAGCGCTAGCCATCTCCAATGGTGACCAATGTTTGTGTTTACATAGATATCGTATGAGTTTTTCGGACGTTTTGTGCGATTGTTGGTTCGCTGGATTGGAGACACGGGCGCAATACGATATAAGTTCCTGTACATCGTTACCGACATATAATTCTCCTTCTGGTGGTTGACTGTAACTAATGAGTCTTGCTGTTGTCAGCATTTTATTTATTTCCTTATTCTCCGTCACTATCATCCTCTTTCTTTTTCAATGAATAACCACCTGTTGGTAATTCTTCCCATAGTATTGTATCACCTGTATCCCAACCAACTTGATCTAACGAGCCAGGTGGAAATTCTATGAATAGTTCTTTAGTCTTGCCGTTCTCTTGAACTTTTACTATCCAACTATTCTGTGACATTTGTTTATATTCCATTTTATAACCTTTGTAAAAAGTAAGCAGTTTATCTTCATACTTAGGAAGTATATCCTAGTTAAACCGTTTTGGTCTAGGACGATATGTGCCACGATTTGCATTTTCAGCAAGTCGCTTACTTAGATCTTGATCACGCTTTACAAGTTCTGCGTTATCAAATTCTAGTGCCTTCACACGAGCATTACTCTCATCAAGTTTTGCACGATAGAAGTCTCGTTCCCTAATCAGCTCTTCCTGTGTCATCAGAAAGTCTCCTTAATCAGTCTGAGAAGTTGCGTTTTGCATTTCTGTTCATCGTAGTTCAAAAATGCAGCGTATTTGACGATTAACCGTCTTTGGTCTGGCCATACTAGATCATCTTTTAATTCCTTATCCCATCGTTTCACATAGTTCAGTAATCCTTGTAAGATTACCATCGTTTCCAAACTAATTCGTTTAGCGAGGAAGTTCTTTAATAATACAGGATGTTGCCCCTTTTGTAAAGAGAAAATTTCATCAAAATGTGATATTTGTGAAAATAATAATGACATATCTGTGATAAAGTTGTACGTCAGAGATTGTTTGTTCTTAGACCATTCTAAGTAATTTTCTTCTTTAAAATCACCTAACCACCCCTTTGGTGATTTGGCAAAGTTTGCAACAAAGTAATCTAACGTCTTATCATCATACTTTCTTGCAACACGAGCAAAGAAATATCTATCCTTTCTTTTTAAGAATGATGCCTTTGATGCACGAGTTTTTCCACCATATTGTGTGTAGTCATATTCACTAGTAAAGTGCAACTTGAGACCAAGATACATTTGGTAAGCTTCCCATGCCTCCATTGGAAACTCCTTAAATTGGTAGGGTTGCTACTCTTGGCAAGAAGTTAAGTTCTCTTGCATCAGCTTCTAGTTTTTCTTTGAGAGGTTTTGAAATGAGAGGAGCAACTGCATCTGGCTCCATCTGGTTTTTTGCACAGTAATCCAATACTGCATCCATATAGGTTGTGTTTCCTTGTCCTTGTTTTACGATATCTTCAATCGCAATTGCAAATTTCTTTGGTGTCATCACTGCTAGTTCTTCTAGATTCATTATATACTCCTGTTAAGTGATGGGGGGAAGCGAAAGGAATATTCTTCCCCCCATCTTATTGAGCAGAGCCAGTGTATAAGTGCTGGGTGCAAGTTTGGCATTAGTCCTTTTTAGTTATAAACTTGTAAAGTTCTTCTGCCTTTTCCATGATTTCTTGAGGTTGATACATTTTTGGTGTATACTTTTCAAAAACTTCTATGAGATCTTTTTGTTGAGTTTTTGCTTGTTCTAGCATTTCAAACATTTGTGTTTGTGCTGTGTCATACTGACGATCAAGCATATCTTTGGCGAGAGCCAATGTGTCGAACCGTAGTTCAAACGGATTTTTACTATTAGACATAATTTTCTCCTTTGTGTCTGTGTTGTGTGTTGTGGACTAACCGTTGATCCACACGGATGTATTAAGGCATCACCCTTCAATAAACTATCTTCGCAACCACAGTAGTTTAAGAAGTTTATTGCGTTTGTGGTCTTGTATCAATCTTCGATACGTCCACAGCTGCCAAAGTTCCATACCACTCTCCTTTTTACAGTTGAGTGCGTTCCTTCTGCATTATGCATACTTCCGTCCTCTACTGAGGATGAACGTGGTAGGTTATTCTGTTACTAGGAAACCTACCGAAACCC